GTAAACATTATTAAATTACAGATTTCAAAACTTGTTATGACCAACCTGATTATGACCACAATGGTAACACAATAGAAACGGGTAATTACAAACAAGGTAATGTGGCACCTATACTTGTGTTGGCAACTGATGTTGATAAAATTTCAGAACACGCATATCAACCAGAATATTCAGGTGATACAATACAATATGATCCATATTTTACATCTACTGAAGTTACTGCGGGAGCTGCGTTTGGTAGAATAACATATAGAATTGACGATAAAGGAAATGCTTTTGATTATGACTTTAGAGAAGTTTTATTTAAGAGATATGACGCATATAGTGCCGAGGAAATTTATGACGGAAAAGTAACTATTAATAGTGTTGGTGTTGTAACGGGTGTAGGAACAAATTTTACAGGTAGAACTACCGGAGATGTTATAGGTATCGTGAATCCAAATACAGCGTATGGTGTAAATTTTTATGAAATTGTTTCTATTGATTCAGAAACGAGTATGACTGTTACGGGACGCACAATTTATAGTGTCAATGACACTTTCTATACAGACCGCATAATTGATACTCGAATGTCTTACAAACAAAGCAATATTATTTCTAACACAGGATTTACAGAATACAAAACATTCGTAAGTTATAATAATTGTTTTAACAATACTTGCGGTAATAGAGTTGCAAACACCATAAGTAATGGAAATACTTTCTTACTTTCAAACAATGTTTTTAGAGATAGTCCACATAGAGATAATTCCTTTGGAAGTAATTTTAGAAACAATACCTTTAATGATGATTGTATAAATAATACAATTAGTGGTAATTTCTATGGTAACATAATTGATAATGATTTTGATTACAACACAATATCTTCGGATTTTTACGATAACATAATTATATGTGATTTTCAAAATAATATTATTCAAAATGATTTTTATAACAACAATTTAGGTGATTATGACTCAAATGATTTTTATGATAATTTAATAATGGGATCATTCTATGGTAATTTTTACACTGGTGAAGACTCTTTCGCCAATAACATATTAAAATCCTCTTTTTATGGAAACATTATACAAACTAGTTTTGATGATAACGTAGTTGGTAATTTTAACAGTAATTTTATTAAAAATAGGTTTGATAATAATAATGTGGGAGATGGTTTCTACACAAACATCATTTATAACTATTTTGATAATAATACAATTGGGTTTGATTTTCACAATAATACATTAGGATCAATTAACAATCAATCAACTTTTGAGGACAATCATATTGGTAATGGATTTAAGGCGAATTTAATAGTGGGTCAGTTTGATGATAATAAAATTGGGAACAACTTTGGGGGAAATGAGATTGAAAATTATTTTACAAATAATAACATTGGAAATACCTTTCAATCAAATGATATAGGATTAAATTTTAAAAATAATTTTATTTTAAATGATTTTAGTGGAAACGGAATAACAGATGATTTTAGATATAATCAAATTGGAAATTATTTTCAAAGTAACAACGTCGGTGAAGGTTTCGGATTTGGTGGAAGCAATAGTAGGGGTAATGTAATTGGAAACTATTTTGATAACAATACAATTGGGGAATATTTCTATAATAATAATATTGGAGATGAGTTTGAAAACAATACAGTAGGTAACGATTTTCAATTTAATAGAATAGAAACTCCTCTAAATGGAATAGATTTTACCACATATTTAGGAAACCCCGTTAATTTTTCATACCCATCAACTACCGGAACCGATGGAGTTTATACAGGTGTAACTGGAACATCATCAGGTGCAGGAGTAAATTCAGTATTTACTATCACTGTTGCGTCAACTCTTGTTAGTGATGTTGAAACTTCAACTATTGGAAAACTATACCTAACAGGTGATACAATAACAATTGCCTCTGGTTCATTTGGTGGAACGAGTGATTTAGTTTTGACGGTAGATACGATTAATGCAACCCCAATGGTTTATGAATATTATAACAAAACTATTCAAAGAAGGTTTGATGGAACACCTATATTAACTGCGTTAGATAATTATGGTCAATGGTATATATCGTCGGCAATTATTGCACCTATAGATTAATAAAACAAAAGAAATATGAGAATATGTATATTATGTGAGGACTCCAAAGTTCAACAAGCAAGAGAAAAAATGAAAGATGATAATATCTTAAAAATAGATTTATCACCAACCGGAGAGTCGCCTTCAACTCACAAATTTTGTGTAATGGCGGTTACGGAAGAAAAGGCTAAACAGATGATGGATTCTGCTGAATTAACTATAATAGAGGCGATGAACCCCAAAGAGTTTTTAACAAAACATAATTTGAAAAAAATTGGAAAATAATAATTATAAAATTAAAAGGGGATTTATTACACCATCCGAGTCCAAACAAATAATAAATTGGATAGACTCAATTGACCATAGTGGTAATGGTGCTAATCATCATCTTTCGGAATTATCAAAAGAACTAAAAGGTAAAACTTATATGTTTGATATTTCAAATACACCTTTTACAAATTATATTACAAAGTTTCAAGCGGTATCAGATGTTTCAAAAGATAAACTACCTGATTTGATTGATACCATTATTGATAGAATTGCAGAAGAATTTGAATTTCCTAAAAACCATATCTTTTTACAAGCGGTAGATATGAATAGTGGTGGAAAGATAAATCCTCACTATGATGCTGCAGTTGAAGGACATGTTAATTATAAATGTAATATTAGTGTTTTATCAGAGGATTACGAATTATTTTTAGATAAAGATGTTATAAAAATAAATCAAGGTGATCTATACGGATTTGAGGCGTCGTTATACAAACATTGGACAAACGAATTTAAATCAAGAAGAGTTTTCCTAAGTTTTGGTTTTATATTACCATATGATGTGGTGGGTAGAACTACAACCGATGTAAGAGTCCGATTAAGTAAAAGAATTGAAAGGTATTTTCAGAAAACAATAGAAACCACCAATTAAAACAAACATAAACAACATTTGGTTCTTAATGTATTTATAACATATGGAATTTCACATAAGACAGGGTGCAAGTGACCCAATATTAAAAATGAGACTAATTGATGACGGTAAAAACGACAAATCATCATTTAATGATTTATTAGAAAGTGCGGACATCACATTTGAAATGTCTGACGTTAAAACAGGGGAACCTGTAATATTGAATAGCGATTGTTTTGTAACAACAAGAACAAAATTATATAACCAAACAACCGAGGAATATTATATTACACATAGATTTACTGAAACCCAAACTTCAGAAATGGGTAAATTTGAGGGTAAAATAACTATACAATTTTTAGATACAAACGGAAACCCAACAACAAAATTGATATTACCCGTTAAAGAGAAATTATACATCAACATTTTTTAATACCGATTTTAATTCTTATATTTACAGATGAAAACAAGGCAAACTACTGATTTTCAGTAAGCTAATACGTCACATTTAAAAAAATTATAAGATGAAAGAAGTTATCTCTCAGGAAGTTATAGAAAACTTCCTTAATGGTGGCGACCCCGAAGAGTTCATTGTCGGAGTCGAATACGACTACCCCACCAACACAATTTACAAAATTATTCAGGACCCCGAAAAGGGAAAGATTGTAAAATCAGATTCATTTACCCCGTTTATGTGGGTTGGTGATTTATCAGGTTTAGGTTTTTACAATAATTCAAAATCCATACAAAAAAAACGTATGGGTGAATTTGGTATTCTAATTGAAAAATTAGATACTCATGGAGATGAACGACTTGAGTCGGGTATGAAATATTTGGTAAAAAGTCTTAAATCGTATACCGATTTAATTTCATTTTTCAGAATGGGTGGTATTAATCCGTGGGATGAAAAATATAGACAACATTTTACGGTTTTATCACCGGTAGAACAATATCTTGTTCAAACGAAAAAAAGATTATTCAAAGGTATTGATGATTATGGTGGTGTAAATCGATTTGTATTTGATATTGAAACCACAGGTCTTGACCCTGAAACTTGTGTTATTATATTAATTGGGGTTAAAGATAATCGTGGTTTAAACGTAACAATTCCCGCCTTTGGGGAAGACGGAGAAAAAAAATGTATTGAAAGATTTTTCCAATATATAAGGGACTTAAAACCAACAATCATTGCTGGTTACAACTCCGCATTTTTTGATTGGCCGTTCATATTAAAACGTGCGGAAATTCTTGGTGTTGATGTTGATGGAATGACTCAAATTTTCACGTCCCAAGGAATGAAAGAAAAAGAGGGAATGTTAAAATTGGCAAATGAAGTTGAGCCATATAAACAACATATTATTTGGGGGTTTAATATTATTGATATTGCACATTCAGTACGACGTGCTCAAGCAATCAATTCTGAAATTAAATCATGGGGTTTGAAATACATTACCACATATTTGGAAAAAGAAAAACCTAATCGTGTGTATGTTGAGGGTAGTAAAATATCAAAAATATATCTAGATAATGAAAGTTATTATGTAAATCCAAAAACAGGTGGATATAAACAAATAGGTGAGCCAGGTACCGAAGATTTATTACGAAAATATCCTGGCAAGTTTGAGATATGGCCAGGTAGGAAAATTGTTGAGCAATATCTTGACGATGACCTTTATGAGACAATGATTGTTGATGATTCATTTTCTCAATCAACATTCTTATTATCAAAACTTGTACCGACAACGTATGAGAGGATTGCAACAATGGGTACTGCAACATTATGGAAAATCATTATGTTAGCTTGGTCTTATGAAAATAACTTAGCGGTTCCATCTAAGGATGAGAAACGCGCTTTCACAGGAGGTTTATCTCGTTTATTAAATGTTGGTTATGCGAAGAATATTGTTAAATTTGACTACTCATCACTCTACCCGTCAATTCAATTAGTGTATGATGTGTTTCCGGCATGTGATGTTATGGGAGTACAAAAATCAATGTTAAAATATTTCCGTAACATTCGTATTAAGTATAAACATCTTGCCAGTGAATTAAAAGATAGTGATCCTGTTGCTGCGGAAATGTATGACCGTAAACAATTACCAATCAAAATTTTTATTAACGCATACTTCGGTTCACTATCCGCTCCACACGTATTCCCTTGGGGGGAAATGGATTCAGGTGAAACTATTACTTGCATTGGTCGTCAGTGTTTACGTATGATGATTATGTTCTATATGCAAAAGGGTTATAAACCTCTTGTAATGGACACGGACGGTGTGAACTTTGAAACACCTGATAGTGCATTAGACGCTGTGTATGTTGGTAAAGGTTTAAATGAATTAGTAATAGAAGGTAAAGAATATAAAGGTATTGAAGCTCACACCGCAGAGTTCAATGACATATTCATGAGAGGTGAAATGGGTTTAGATATTGACTACACCGCACCATCTTGTATTAACGTATCTCGTAAGAATTATATTATTAAATTAATTAAGAAAGGTAAGGAGAAAATTAAATTAACAGGTAATACAATTAAATCAAAAAAATTACAAACATATATTGTTGAATTTTTGGATGAAGGTTTTAAATATTTGTTAAATGGTGACGGACATTCTTTTGTGGAACTATATTACAATTACGTAGAAAAAATATATAATAAAGAAATACCATTATCTAAAATTGCAAATAAAGCTCGTGTTAAACAATCTATTAATGAATATAAAAAACACGTACAAAAAACAACTAAATCAGGTTCTTTAATGTCTCGTCAAGCACACATGGAATTAATAATTCAAAATGATTATCCTGCCGGTTTAGGTGATACAATATACTATGTTAATAATGGTATAAAAAAATCATCTGGAGATGTGGAAAGAAAAACTAGATGGACAAAAAAGGAAATGATTGAGTATTTTGAAAGTATTGGTAGTGAAATGCCGAAAGACCACGCAGTTATAAATGTTAATTGTTACATGATTGATGAAAAGGAAATTACAAATAATCCCGATTTAAAAGGTGATTATAACGTTCCTCGTTATCTTAGTAATTTTAACAAACGTGTTGAGCCTTTATTGGTTGCATTTAACCCAAACATTAGAGAAGATATTCTTATTGAAGACCCAAAGGATAGACAATACTTTACTAAATTACAATGTGAACTTGTTAATGGTTATCCATTAAAAGAAAGTGGACAAGATAAGTTTGATGAAGTAATGACACTTTCAGATAGTGAAGTTATTTTTTGGAATAGAGTGGGTAGAGATCCTTATTTTATGTATGTTGAAGATAGTCTAAAATTAGTTGACCAACATTGGGTGGAACATAATAGAAAAGTGGTAACACTACAAGCTGAAAGTACAATCAGTAATGAGGATGAAATCATCGAAAATGATGGACACGATTACGCTTACCACGCAATAGAAGTTTAGATTACATTAAACGGGCTTGGCATTGCTCTAAACTTAAGTGCTTTATTTAAATTCTCCGCTTCTGAACCTTTTCTTTCAAGAATTTTTTCAGGGCGGAGTCTTTCTAATCTAGCCATAAGTTCCTCAACCAATTTCATTCTTTCGTCTTTACCTTCAGTCAGTAAAGAACTATAATCTAATTTAACAGCACTGTCAGGAACTTGTAAATCACCTGAGAATTTACCCCAAATACGACCTAACCCTTCTTTAGAATAACCTATTAGGTATTTTCTTACCCAATTTTGAGATGGTTTATTTAACTTATCCCAAGTAAGTTCTTCCGTCATAACATCAGATGGTAATTTAATCACATCTTTGTTTTTTGTTAAACAAGTGTCTCTATCCGTAGTATCATAATACCAATACCATACTTGATAGTTTTTATTAGCGTTATTACCAAAATCATATTTTCCACCAGGTACGTTGTATAAGTGAACATATTTTTTACCTTCAGGCCCCGCAGTAATCCTATATGTTAAATCCCCACCAATTATTCTATTTTTAATACTTCTATCTTGCATTCTTAAAAGAAGGTCAAAAGCTGGTAACATAAAGTATGAACCTGAAGACCCAACCTGAGCAAATCCTCCCACACCACCAAAACCAACACCTCCAAGACCACCGAAACCACCTAAAAACGGGTCAACAATTGAATCGGTTAATTCTGCTCTTGTAAACCATAATAGTTCGTTTATTTCACGACCAGCAGGTATTTCATATGTTTGTGTACCACCTGTAAGGGTGAAAAAATCTTTTTTAAGTTCGTTATCACCACCGGCCTGTAAACCAACTATTTTGGAATATGAATAAGTGTATTGTGTCTCATAATCTAAACTTCTTGTTGTAAACGCTCTAGAAAGGGATTGTGTATCAACATCTAATCCGGCCAATGCGGACCATTGAGATTCAATCAACCAATCACTAACGTATTGTTCATATTCAGACAAGGAAAACTCTAAAAAAGTATCCATTTGTTCTTCAGTAAGTTCAATGCCACGAACGGGCATCCCCAATAGGTGAAAAACCTGTGTATATAATTTGTCCTTTTCAGATTGTGAAATAATTGTAGCCATAATTTGGTATATTTCAATAAATAGTTTATTTTTGGTATTATGACTACAACGAATAAACTAAATGAACTATTAATCCTTTGTGGAATAAATAATATTGTTTTTACATATCAAAAAGAGGAAGGCGGGAACTACGTCAACTTTAATAAACCTGAAAAAACAATAGTTGTTAACGTATCGGATTATGAAGATAAGGAGTTGGATTCTTTATTGGATAAAAAAATTGGTGAGTTAAAAGAGTTGTTTAAGTAAGTCCTTACTAAAGGATTCTGAATATTCTCCGTCACCCATTACTTGGTCAATAATCCCCTTTTTCTTTTGTAATATATTGTAAATTATTTTTTCTACCGTGTTTTCAAAAACGGGATAATAAACTAATACACTATTTTGTTGACCATAACGATATGCTCTATCTTCTCCTTGTGAGTGGTCAGCAGGTACAAATGATAAGTCATTCATAATAACAACTTCAGCAGAGGTTAATGTTATACCAACACCCGCAGCTTTAATATTACCAATGAAGACTTTGATTTTATCTTCGGTTTGGAATCTATCAACATTTTCTTGTCTCTTATCTTTATTCATTCTTCCATCAAGTGTTACTGAAACTTTCTTATATTTCTCATGTAACATATCTAATGACATTGTAAAGTTTGTAAATACAATTACCTTTTTACCTTGTTCTAAACACTTGTCAATCAACTCACAAGTATAAGGGATTTTTTCGTAAGCAATAAGTTGTCTAATTTTCATTAAACGATTTAACGTAACTGTGATTGTTTCATCATTTTTCTTATCGGTACTAATACGAGTAAATTCTTCTAATTCCTCATCATACATTTTACTAGTCAATTCAACAAACACAGGTGTTACAATTTTTTCAGGTAAATCAAGAATGTCAGTCTTCATTCTTCGTAAAACAAGATTTTTAGTTCGTTCACGAAGTTCATCTAAATTACTTGCACCACTTGTATTCCAAACCTTACGATTACCGACATTGAATTGGTAACCTTTACAATATCTACGAACATAGGATTGCCAATTTAATGCTAATGGTGATTCTACAATCTTTAATAAATTGAAATAATTAATTGGTCTTGATGTCATCGGTGTACCAGTTAATAACCAAACTTTTGGGATTGTTTCTAAAACATCATTTAATAAACGAGTTCTGTTTGCTGTGGCATTTGATATATAGTGAGCCTCATCTACGATTGCCAAGTCAAAATTGGCATTAACCAATAGTTTATAATCGTCGCTATCTTCACTCTTGTCTGTAGTGTGGTAGTTTTTAATAATATCATAATTAATAATGTAGAAATCAAAAGTAGAACCCCATTTACGTCCTTCGACAATTAAAACTTTTCTATCTGAATAGTTTTTTATTTCCCTTTCCCAATTTATTTTTAAAGATGCGGGACACACTATAAGTATCTTTCTTGCTTTACTTTCTAAAGACGCAATAACCGCAGATGTTGTTTTACCAAGACCCATATCATCCGCTAAAATAAATTTATCGTTCGCTAATAATTTTTCAATTGCAATCTTTTGATGGTCCATCGGGGGTCTTGAATTGTATTTGGTATAATCAATTACCCTATCTAATTTTTTTTCTTCTTGAACAACCGCCGCCTTTGGTAACCACATTGCACTTAATTGGTCAATTTCTAAAACCTTACCCCATATATGAAATGCCTTATCTGATTCACATAATAATTTTTCACACCAAATTTTGGTCGGTGGAGTTGTTAATAACCTATCCTCCATTATCTTTTCACCGAAAGTACTAACAATGTTAATATGTTTTCTGGCAATTTTTGGAGTTACTTCATGATATTTCTGTACATATTCAGATTGGGGTCTCGTTAACTTAAAATTCTTAACATCTTTAAATTTTCTTTTCCAATCTAATAATTGATTATTAGAACCTTCATATGTTGAAAGTATATTTCTAGCCTCAATTTCGGGAATCTTTGTTTCCATATTAAAATATAAATAATTAGAACGTAAGATTAAACTATTTATTAGGATATGAACAATAAATTACCAATTACCAGATTGTCTAAATTCTTCTCTCAAGACGACTTTGATATCAATATTCAAATGGGTAGGGAATATCTTCATGGGGATTTAAACATGAAATTAGTCCTTTATCGTGTTGATAGGAGTAAAACAGACAATGACGCGGTCTATGCTGAAGCGGGTGCGGATGAGATAAAATACTTTCCACCTGTTGAGATTAATGCATTGGTTAAAATTGAAGAACCGAAGAATGTTACATATAAATCTGGTATGGTTAGATATAATGAGCCGGGAAATTTAACATTGTCGGTTTATATAACACATTTGGAGGAATTGAATGTGGATATTAAGTACGGTGATTATATTGGTTATCCCGATTCAGAGGAGAAATTGAGGTTTTATACTGTCTCAAATGATGGTAAGGTAACCTCAGATAATAAACACAAAATGTTTGGATTCAAACCACATTATAGAACTATAGTTTGCGTACCAACACAACAAAACGAATTTAGAGGAGTATAACATGGGAATACCTAAAAGAAAAAACAACATTGATGTTTATGGTGGTGCGAAAGAATCGTTCCAAGGCGAACGAGTTATGGAGAGAAGACAGGAATTATTGGATAGAATCACCAAGTCGGATTCCTATTTACCTGACTCTATACTTCATGACGATTTGGATGGTGGAATGTTAGATTTTATAAAAACAAATTTTGTTGTTGTATCTGATGGGAATCAAATCCCAATCATACCAAAAATACTTACAATACAAAGATGGGGTGAATTTGCAAACAATTGGGAGTTTTCTGATGACGATGGTAATGTTAAAGTACCATTTATTGCAATTATTAGAAAACCTGACGTTCAGCCAGGTACGAATCCCGTAACACAAAGAACAATACCTGATAGAAGAACATTCCATTATGCATCTGTCCCAACATGGAACGGAACACAAATTGGTGCTGACATATATAAAATGCCACAACCAGTTGCTGTGGATATAACTTTTGAGGTTACAATAGTGTGTCATAAATTTAGAGATTTAAATAAATTTAATAAAATTGTTTTACAAAAGTTCTCTTCAAGACAGGCTTACACATCTGTAAAAGGACATTATATACCAATAGTTTTAGAGGGTATTGAAGATAATAGTCCTATTGATACAGTTGATGGTCGTAGATTTTATATCCAAAATTATAAATTTGTAATGTTGGGCATTTTGATAGATAGTGAGGAATTTGAGGTTAAGCCAGCAATTAGTAGATTTTTTCTATTAAATGAATTTATAGATCAAAAACCAGGCAGTAAAAAATTTATTAATAAGTTAATTGATGTAACTGTGGCCACTTTTCCTGCTGATGGAATTCAAACACAATTTAGTGTTGGTGAAAGTATAGGAACGTTATTCAACACATCGGTAAACGGTCTTGTACAAGAGAGGGATACGGATTATTTTCACGTTGCGTACACATCAAAAATTACATTTTCCGAACCACCACCTGAAGGTAGTTCAATAGCTATAACATATTATAAAGGTAGAAATAGTGTAATTATCGACACCTATGGTTCCATATTACAAGTTACAACGGAATATTTTACATATAATGGATCAACATTAGAATTTACATTACACAACTCTATCAATAGTATCATAACTGTAGACATAAACGGTCTATTACAAGAGGAAGGTTCAGGTTTTGATATAACTAGTGACCAAAGAATAACGTTGGGTGGTGCACCTGTAATTGGGTCAAGAATAGGGGTTACGTATCTTTATTAATCATCACCATACATGTCCTTCTTTTTTGGTTTACACAAGTCTTCTATAAATTTTTCTAAGACTTTGTAAATTTTTAATCCGTTCTTTTCACAATGGACTTTTAACATCTCGTGGTGTTTTTCACTGATTTTTACATTTTTCTGTTTGTTTTCCATAATGAAAGATAGTTTTAGATATAAAAAGATAATTTACTATCTTTTTTAAGAAAAGTACGGAAATCTTTGGTAAAAACAAAGATATTTATAGAATAACTAATAAAAATAATTAACCAAACAACAATCGATGGCAAATTCAAACAGAGTATTCGTTTCTCCAGGTGTCTACACATCTGAGAAGGATCTAACATTCGTGGCTCAAAGTGTCGGAGTAACAACATTGGGATTAGTAGGTGAAACCTTAAAAGGTCCAGCTTTCGAACCAATTTTAATAGGAGACTTCGACGAATTCAAAACATACTTTGGCGGTACCTCTCCAGAAAAATATGGAGACGGATCTAATAACCCAAAATATGAGTTACCTTACGTAGCTAAATCTTATTTACAAGAGTCAAATCAATTATTCGTAACAAGAGTACTTGGATTGACTGGATATAAAGCAGGTAAAACATTCGCAATAAAAACATTAGGTGGTATTTCACCAACAGGTGCTACTTGGGATTCAAGTTATAGTACGTCTGGAAGTACTACTATGTCTGCAACAACCGCAACAATTACCGGAAGTACAATATATGGTGAGTTATCGGGTAAAACTTCAACAGAAGGAGTATCTATAACAAGTTATATAGTATCAAATTTTAGTGGTTTTACAACTACAGATGACGGTAAATGGTTTACAATTGGTTTAATGCCTTCAGGTGTAACATTACCTAGTACGACATTACAAGTTGTATCACCTTTAACAGGTAAACTATACAGTGAAACACCTAATAATAAAGAATGGTACAATACTTTCTTTAATTCAGGTGCAACAATTAATCAACTTTATTCATATAAATTTGCTTGGAATTCAGGTACTACTAGATTTGATGTTGTAAAATACACATTTGGTGCTGAGGTTAATACCGATTATGATAGTATATCTGTGGCAACATTAAGATCAAGAGGTCGTTATGCTTCAGAGATATTAACTTATGAAGTTACGGGCACCACACAAGTTTCATTGGCTGAAGTTACAGATATTGAATTAAATCCATTGGGTGAATTTCAAATTAATGTTACAGGAACAACAGGAGGTGCAAAATCATTCAATTGTACTTTAGATACAACGTCAACAAAATACATTAAAAAAGTATTAGGTTCTGATGTATTTGATAAGTCATATGAAGATTTTCCTCTTTATGTTTATGAATCTTATCCTAACTTAGTTAAAGCCGCTTATGAAAGAGGATTGATTAGAGGTTTAAGCACAACTAAAGTTTTTAACGATGAAGGTTCTAACTTTTTAGGTCAATGGTCAACATCTTTATCTCCAATGGTGGTTTCAGAAGTTCGTGGTGGAAAAGTTTCAGATTTATTTGAAGTAATAACAATTTCAGACGGTGAAGGTTCTAACTACCAAGTTAAAATAACAATCCAAAACATTAATTTAGATTCAGGTGAATTTGACATTGTTGTTCGTGATTTTAACGATACTGATGACAATATGGTTGTTCTTGAAAAATATTCAAGATGTTCTATGAATCCTGACATGCCAGGTTTTGTTGGTAGAAAAATAGGTACCGCTGATGGTGAGTACGAATTACGTTCAAAATATATAATGTTATCTTTAGCTGATAATCATCCATCGGATGCATTCCCTGCAGGATTTAAAGGATTTGTCAATAATGCAAACTTTAGTGGAACAACATTAGGTAGTGTAATTTATAAAACTGAATATATCGATGCTGGTGATGTAGTAACATATAACGCAGACGGTACTGAAAATATTGAGTCAGGTGATAAGGTAAAGAAAGTAATGTTAGGATTATCGTCACAAGTTGGATTTGATAAAGATTTATTTAAATATAAAGGTACAAGTGGTACAACTGAAACTTTCGGATTCCACTTATCTGTTAATGCTACTGATATTACAGGAACTACATACCAATGTACACCTTACGATTTAGAAGGTATAACAAAAGGAGTGTTAGAAAATATTGCATATCGTAAATTTACATTTGCAACATGTGGAGGTACAGATGGTTGGGATATCTATAGAACGTCAAGAACCAACACCGACGGTTATATATTTGGTAAAACAACATATACCAATAATAAAACAAATGGTGCGTATAGTGGGGTATTTAACGCTGAAACAGGAAACTCTGACTATTATGCTTACTTAGATGGTATAAACACATTTGCTAACCCTGAAGCGGTTGATATTAACGTATTTGCTACTCCAGGTATTAACTTCCGTGACCACAGTTCTTTAGTTAATCAAGCGATTGATATGATTGAGAATGATAGAGCGGATTCATTATATATAATGAACTCTCCTAACATTACGGGAACAACCGCAGCGGCTGACGTTGTTGGTGAATTAGATACAGTATCAATTGATTCTAACTATTCTGCAACGTATTGGCCTTGGATTCAAGTAAGAGATACAGATAACGCAACTCAATTATATATTCCACCAACAGGTGAGGTATTGAAGAATATTGCATTAACTGACAATGTTTCTTATCCTTGGTTCGCAGTTGCGGGTTATTCAAGAGGTTTGGTAAATGCTATTAAAGCAACCAAAAAATTAACTTTAGACGAAAGAGATGAATTATACAAGAATAGAATTAACCCAATTGCAACTTTCTCTGATACAGGTACAATTATTTGGGGTAACAAAACACTTCAAGTAAGAGAATCTGCATTGGATAGAATCAACGTAAGAAGATTATTATTGAGAGCAAGAAAATTAATTTCAGCAGTTGCGGTAAGATTGTTATTTGAACAAAATGACGAGCAAGTAAGACAAGAGTTCTTAAGATTGGTTAACCCTATCTTGGATTCAATTAAAAAGGAAAGAGGTTTGTACGAATTCAAAGTTACTGTTTCTAGTGACCCAGAAGATATTGATGCAAACACATTGAGAGGTAAAATTTATATTAAACCTACTCGTTCTCTTGAATTTATTGATGTTGAATTTGTAATCACTCCAACAGGAGCTTCATTTGAGAATATCTAATCTAAAAGGAGATATAAAAATAGGAAGGGGGTCTTTGGACCTCCTTCTTTATTTGTGGAACGTTCCACGTGGAACCTTTTGTATAATGATTGGATTGTTTTACTGCACCCAGTATATACTAGTATAATCTAGAACTGGTTATACTAGTATTTATTTAATATTGAATAAATTATTAAAAACTAGATATATTATTTATTACTGGAACTAGAATACTGGAGGGTTTGTAAAAAACTACGAAAAATAATTGATAAAATCAAGTACCTAACCAAAAATAAATTTATTTCCAAATAACACATATTTATAAGAAGTATAAAATAACAAAAAATTTAACAAATACAAAATGGCAGATTTACTAATGAAAATGCCGGTTCCTTACGAACCGAAAAGACAGAACAGATTTATTCTTAGATTCCCTTCATCTTTGGGAATTAACGAATGGTATGTATCTTCAACAAAAAGACCTTCAGCTAAAATTAACTCAACAGAGATTCCTTTCTTGAATACTTCAACTTATGTTGCTGGTAGATTCACTTGGGAAGAAATGAGTGTTACTTTTAAAGACCCGATTGGTCCTTCAGCTTCTCAAGCATTAATGGAATGGTTCCGTTTACATGCAGAATCAGTAACAGGTAGAATGGGATATGCTGCTGGATACAAAAAAGACATTGAACTTGAAATGCTTGACCCAACGGGTGTTGTTGTTGAAAAGTGGATTATCCAAGGTTGTTTCTTAACAAGTTTAAACTTTGGTGATTTAGATTACAACAACGATGCTTTAGCTCAAATTACTTGTAACTTGAGAATGGACCGTTGTATCCAAGTATACTAATAGTTTCTATTTAATATTAAAACCGATAATCAAATTAGTAAATCTGTCTAATGGGTTGTCGGTTTTTTTATGCAAAAACTTTACTTTAATCTACTTATAGTTTAAATTGTACTATGGAAGAATTTAGAATTGACCCCAACATTGCTTATGACGTAGTTGAATTACCAAGTAGAGGTATTCATTATACAAATAACAAAAAATCGGTAAGAATCGCATACTTAACCGCTGCAGATGAGAATATCTTATCATCCCCAAGTTTAATTGCAACTAATAAAGTTGTTGACGAATTACTAAAAAGAAAAATTTTAGATAAAGATTTACCTATCGATGATTTGGTTGAGGAGGATAGACAAGCGATTTTAATATTCTTAAGAAATACCTCATTTGGAAGTGATTATAAAGTTACATCAACAGACCCAAAAACAGGGGAACAGTTTGACTTTGAATTAGATTTATCAACAGTAAAAACAAAAGACTTTAAATTAGTTGCAGATTCAAATGGTGAATATTCTTATTTTATGGAAAAATCAAAATTAGATATCACATTTAATTTTTTAAATAAGAAACAAGAAAAGGAAATAGACGCAATTAGAGATAGTTGGAACGGTAACGGAGTGGCTCCAATTATCACTAAACAACTTGAAATGATGATTAAATCGGTCGCGGGCAATAAAGACCTAATGAATATTAGAAACTTTGTTGAGAACATGCCGATTAAGGACTCACAAGATTTTAGAAAATTTATCAACGAAAATAAACCGGGGTTAGACTTAACCCAAACAGCAATCACCCCGTCAGGAGACACAATCCAAGTTGAAATTGGATTCGGGGTTGAGTTTTTTCGTCCTTTCTACGGATTATAAAAAAGGTCAATTAGACGAGATTTTATTTTTAGTTAAATGAGGATTTTCATATG